ATTGCTTTTTTTGCTAAGCAGGCTTGCATCCACCACACTCATCAAGGCTTTCAAGTCCGAAACAGGTTCAATTCCGCTTAAAGAGTGTAACTCGATCCTGGTCCGAAGCTCAAATACGTGATCCCGGCCATAGAAATGTTCAATGCCGGAATGCACAACCAGATACGGGCAAGCCAGATCAGGCAAATTATCTTCTAGCCCCGTTACAACCGTAAAAGACCCGTATCCGCTTGCGGCAAGGCTAGCGCTTAAATAAGTGGCAAGGGTGCTATCAACCAGTGCATCGATCATGCCTGTTCCTGGATCAAATGAATCTGCCACATCAGACCGGCATCTTCGATATCGATCATCCGAAAATTATAGCCTCGGAAGGCTGCCAAAGTATCGATTGCCGGCACCGTTGGATAATCGGCTTTCAATAAGGTAACAATAATACTGAGCTTATTGATGAGGCCGCCAGCCACAAATTCCGGATTTCCGGTAACAAGAGTCGAAGCCGTCACCGGATAAGGGTTCCCGCCAATTGTCAGAGTTTCTCCGGTTAAACCCTGAACCAATCGGACACCAGCCACTAATTGATTGACCAGCTCTTGATTCACAACGCCCCAACCGGCGTATCAAACACTACTCGTTTAATGACTCGATCCTCGATCCCACGAAAGATCTCCCCAACTAGAATCGTCTTATTTTTGCCCGCTTGGGCTAGCGCCCGATTGGCTTCATCCATATCGGAGCCCACATAAAGCACTTTTGGAGTGCTAGAAGCGTTAAAATCTTTCCAGCCCAGAGCAATGACTGTCATGATTGGGTCACCAATGTCCCGTGCCCGGTCACCCCTAAAGCAACGCCGAAAATCCAGGTCAGGATCATGTTTAAGCGTCCACGCTGGACATCGTAATGATAGCGGTACTGGAGCGTTATCCCGGTATCTTCATCCTGGACATTCTTGATGATGGCGTTAACCGGGATATCGGCAACAAAGGCGGCCGGGTCAGAAGGAACGCGGGCCGCCATGATCAGCGCATTCTTGGAAGCGAAAAACCCATTTACCGTCGTATTGGTGATATTGAGATCCGAATACTCATACACATCTCGGAACCCGCTAATACCCTGAATATGTCCATCTTCAAAGTTCACGTTGGCGTTGTTCACGTTCAACATGAAGGTGTTGATCATGGTTTGGTCACTGGTCAGATATTGCCACGCATCCGAATTCAGTATCCCAAAATAATAGGGATTAGCGCCCGCTTTACGCAAAGTGGCCCGAGCCGCAGTCAAAGTGCTCCTGGCGAAATTAGCGCTTGTCACAACCGATTTGGTGAAATTGGCCGTGGAGGTTAAAGCCAATAATTGATCTGTGGCATCTTTACCCAGCGAGTAAGCAGCCGCCTCGACTTGTTCAGCTACCAGATTGCGCGGAGTCGAAGCCAATTCATCATCGTAAAACGAAATAGCCGCATACCGAAACTGGTTAATGGTCACACTCACATCGGTCGAAACGCCTGAACTTGGGTTATAACCGTTAGCCTGGGTAAAGGACTGGACTATAGGTGGGGTTACAACTCTGGTTATAATGTGGGTGTTGAGCCGCACTGGTTCATCGCTGAAATCCGTCGCGACAGTGGTTAGGATCGGGAATTTCTTTTTCAGAAAATCCAGAACATCGAGAGCAAGAACATCCGGTGAGAGTGTCCCGAAAGTATTAGGCATAAATTTTAAGTCATCCTTCTAAAAGAGAGTTATTTGCTGGCTCGCTGGGCTTTGAACTGGCGGTAAAGGGCGTTAAGTTTCTTAGTATCGGTTTCGGCCGCCATAGCTCGGATCAAATCGGTTTGGGTCATTTCGAGTTCGGAATTATCCACCGGTGCCGGAGCACCAGCTGAAGCGGCTACCAGTTCCCGAGCTTGGGTTTTCACACTCTTGGCGTTCTTTTCCAAGTCGTTAGCACGAGTCGTTAAAACATTGACGTTCCCGGCGAGAATCTTGAGTTCTTCGTCTTTGGCTTTAATCGCGGCTTCTTTAGAAGTAAGCTGATTGTTTGCGTCGACAACCGAATCTAGAGCGCTAGCCAGTTGCAGTTTGAGGTCGCTGTTATCAGCCTCAAGGGTCTCGATCCGGTTGACTGCCTCTTTAGCAGCTGCTAACTCCTCGACAAGTTTCATGTATTGCTCGCGAGCGGTGCTCAAGTTTTTAAACGGGACTTCGTTCATTCTAACTATTGAATTTCCTGTCAACTCTCCGGTTGTCGTTTCTCGATTTGGTCTAATAACCACTGGTAAGCTTGGTCGTAACTGCCAATTGCGTCGACCAGGTTCAATTCCAAGGCTTGAGCACCGAAATAACTCCCTCCGCGCAATGCACCAAAATCAAGTTCCCGGTAATCGGAGACAAAATCGCGGAAGGCAGCCGACATCTGGTTGACTTGGGTTTGGTAATATTCCCGCTGGGCATCAGTCAGGCCCGGACCCATCCCGGCACCTTTAAGCTGCTCGTTTTCTCCGATAATCGGTTTCCATTCCAGCCCTAGAGCGTCCCACATCCGTGATTCATCGATTAGTGGCATGATGGTGCCGATAGCGCCCGATTGCGCGCTAGGGCTAGCCACTTTGTAATCGCAGGAACAAGACAAGAAATAACAGGCACTAGCGTCCAGATCAGAGCTAAAAGACGCCTTGGGAACACTTATTTGGGCGATTTGGGCGGCCGTTTCCGCCGCACCATTGGCTTCTCCACCAGGGCTCGAAAGCGTAAATAAAATCGCTTTTGCGCCTGCTTCCAACGCTCCAGCCACTTCACTAGCGATATCTTCATAGTCACACATCCCCAGCATCTTTTCGATCGGGGCTAACCCATTTCCTAATACTCCCTCAATACTGATTAGCGCAATTCCGTTACGGTCGATCTCGTAAGGCGGCCGTTGCGGGCAAAAAAGGCTGAACATATCAGCCGCTTCCTGCTGGGGCATAGCGCTAAATTGTTTAACTTGCTCTTCCACTGCCAGTTTCAGGCTCGCGAAATAAGATGGCAGAATATACCAAGCCGAATAACGCAGCTTGTGATGCAAATTAGCTAGCCAAACCCCACCACCGGCCGACTTGGGTTTATCGCTAGGGTGCTTGTTCCTCCAGGCATCCAGGCAAATCGCTACATTCTGGTCATTAGAGCGATCTTTATTTTTGGATGCCTCATGCATGCAACGGACCATGAAATCATCCTTCTTTTCGTTCTTCTTTGGCTGGGGTATTGGCATAAGCTGCTTAAGTCTGCGCACCCAACAGATCGCGCCTCTTTGGACGGGTTTCAGCGGAGTCCTCTTTTTCGACCGGAGTTTCTCCGCCACTTTGCGCTTGGGTTTCGATGTCCTCTAAAGAAGCTTCCGGTTCTTCTTCAATGCCTTCTTCAAGTCCCTCTTTGGGCTCTTCTTCAGGCGGCTCTTCTTCAGGCGGCTCTTGGGCTACATTAACTCCCGGAGCATCGGTTTGCGTCGTTGGGTTAGGGCTTAAACTGAACATATAGCTGTCTGGAATGGTTACTGATTCGCCAAATTCTGCACTTAACATCGCTTCCACTGCACGTTTGGCTTTTAAGAGTTCCGCAACATCAAGGGCTTTACGGAAAGCTGCGGTAGTAGCGTCGCTGCCCAACTCGCCCCAGATGTCTGACCAGCTTTTAACCCCCATCTTAATGTCGTTTAAGTCAGCAGCCGCATCCCGGCCCGCATCGATAGAGGGTTTACGCGGGAAATTAAAATCCCATGCCATCCAATCTTCGCTTTCGGGTAAAATCCCCAGTTCCATAGCAACTGCGATCCCATACAAAAGCCGCTGTTTAGCAGCCCCATAGAGCTTGTTTTGCCGGTCTTTAGTGAGTGAATTAGCCCGGACCCAGAGTGTGCGGTTGTTAGCGCTGCCTCCAGCCGGGTTAGAGATGAGGTCAAAGGGCCAAATAAAGTTAATCGCATCACGCCCGAGCCGATCCAGAAAATCTTTGACGCTCCCCGCCGGCCGATCGAATTGGAAAGCCTTCACATCGCTTCCCGTCCCGGCTTTAAAGTATTTCCAAGTGCCGTTATCGAGCCACAAATAGGGCGTTAAAGGCTGACCAGCTGTCCCTGGAGCGGCTGTTTCCTGGTTTTCTAAGTTAATCCCGGTCTGATAACCCGGATAAGGCGGGGGCTGGATTCCGTCCACAGGTTGACCTGCTTGACCGACAGTTCCCGGGTAATTACGAGTAAATTGGAGCGGATCATTAATGTCGACTCCGCCAATCGGGTTATTTTCCAGAATCGAGATGGAACTGGCGATCTCCAGGGCCCGTTTTTCGTTCCCTTGGATCGCCATGATGTCGCGGATATTCAAAATCCCGTGCGCAAACGCGGAAATCGGCCGGGTCTGATCGGCAAACTCAAAATCTGCTAACCAAATCATCTGCTCGGCCGGGATAAACATGTCCTGCTCGGGTTCATTGCCGAGCACGTGGAAGGCTACCGGAGCTCCAAAATCATTAAGCACAATGCCGTAAATAATCCGTTTGCCGGCATAAGGTCCCTCGATTAGGCGCCCGTGGCTTGTGCTGCGTTTGTTGTTGCGCGGGTTATCGATCCGGTGCGGCGGGATATGCTGGTAACGCGGCATCCCTTCCTCGTCTTTAACCTTGTAAATGAAGATTTCGCCATACACATCCAGATAACGCGATTCCAGTTTGAGTGAATCATGCCATGAACGCATTACCCCAACCAGATTGCCTGTGTGACTCCAGATATCGGTGAACCATTTAGTGGCTGCCTTGCCAAACGCCAGATCAGTGCCTTGATACTGCGGCAACCAAGCGTCTCCCACCGCATAGCGGGCCTTTTCGTAAACCGCAGTCTTTAACGGGCCATAATTGACGAAACTTTTGCGGGCATCGCTGCGGATTTTCAGGATGGTCCAGGTATCGATCTGGCGATCGGCATTGGGATCAAGCAGGGGCCAGTACTGGCGTTTGCCGATCTCCCACTCGCTAGCCTGATATAACTTCCATTCGGTGCGCATCGCTAGTGCTCTCTTACCACATAAGCGGAGTCGCTTGCCGAATAATCAGAGGCTGACCCTGAATTATCCGTAATGCTTGTCTGATTGCTGTAAATTCTTCTTGAGCCGTGTAGGTCTTCGACCAGTTGAGATGCTGACCCGGAATAGAGACAGTGGTCAGGTCTTTACCTTGGTTGAGGCCAATATAGGTAAATAAATCATCTGCTCTGGTTTTTAGCAGCGTGACATTGGCCGGATCGCTTTTGCCAAAGTCAACTAGCGCACTGATATACTCGTAATCGACCATTTGCTAAAGAGCGCCCTGTCAAAACCAAGGCACTAAAAACAAAAAGACGCTTCCCCTTTCGAGAAAGCGCCTCCCAGGTGCTGGCTTGCCAGGAAATTTAGGCTGTCGCTTCGGCTTTCGGATCTTCGACGCAAGCCCAGATCAGCGAGGCTAGCCAACCAATGAATGACCAGCCTGTCAAAAGATTCAAGACGCAGATAGCATGATGATTGCGTTTGTGTCTCTTGTAACTGATGATCGCGGGTAGAAAATAGATGCTCACCGAAACCGCTAAACCGAAAAAGAACAAAAGCGCCAAACCCAAATAGGCGAATAAAGCGCCAAGAACATTGGTTGGTCCTGTGGTTATCGGACTCGTCGTAGACACAACGGCTGGAACAACATGGCTGTCGGCAACAATTGCACTGTTTTGCTGCAATTTCTGAACGAAATCGGCTTTTGCTCCGTTAGCCCAAATCCCAAAGCTTAAAGTAACCAAAGTCAGAACAGCCAGAAGCCCCGTTTTTATTAAAAAGAGAATTTTATCCATTTGCTGGAGAATAACGACAAATCTTGTGAAGCTTTAGCAAAATCTGTCAATTATTCGTTATCCGCTAACATCCGGCGGACCATAGCTGGGAATTGCTCGCTTAAAGCTTCCTGGATCACCCAGGCACTCCCCCTTGGGTCTTTGACCAGATAACAAAATTTGTCCCCTAAGAAGGCTACTAGATGCAGATTGCCATCGGCCAAAGCCCCGAGATTGATCGGTTCATTCATTTGTTTAATCCAGTGGTAACGCCCCAAACAGGATCGCGGCCGCAATCTGCACACTCTCGCAATCAAAAGCGTGATTGTTCTTGCTTACTGCCACCCATTTAAAGCTGCTTCGCTTGGTTTTGGGTTCCAGGTATTCCTTTTTTATCTCGGCGTAGATCTGTTCCACGTAGAGCTTTGGCACATCAAGGGGCACTTCCCAGGCCAAGGATTTACCGTCCCGCAACCGGGCCATGATATCCCGGCAACGCTCGCTCGCCAGATGCAGCAGCCTGCACCGGATTGAGCCAATCGCTACGTGACGGATCGGACTAAACAATTTCTGTTCGCTTCCCCGGACGTGCCCGAGCAGATCACGCTTGGGATGCGCAAAACTGTTTTCGCCGGTGCCGAGAATCGCCCACCAGTTGTATTTGTGGCACATCGCGTAGACTTGGGTTGACTCGAAAGCGCTATCGATAAAAACAGCGTTATCCCCTACCCGGTAACTGGTCTGCAACTCGCGTAACTCTTCTTCTCCAGCCAGTACGTGCTTAAAGAAAAGTAACCGGGAAGTGCCATCGGCCCGCCACGCCCTGATCACAACCCAGTAATCGTTGGCTTGCTTGTCAATTGTCATAACCCGCACAAGCTCGTTATTGATGCGCTCCCCGCCCGTGTAACCGCGCCAGCTGTAATCGCCCTTAGCTAGTGTGCGCTTAGAATCCTGCTCCATCCGCTCAGCCCAGAACACTGAATCCCGTTGCATGGTCCA